CGGCAACCTCGTTCGCATCCCGGCGGAGCGCATCATTCACGGGTTCACCCCCGAGGACGAAGACCAGCCCCGCGGCATCCCCTTGGGCCACGCTTCGCTGATTAAGCTGAAGATGCTTCAAGAGTACGACGAGGCGGAGATCACGGCGGCGCGGGATGAAGCCTGCTCCATCGGAACCTACCATTCCTCGAATGAAGATCCAGACGGCGCGGTGGACCTGACGGACCCCGATAACAGCGAAGTGGCGAACGCCCTTGTTGCTGACAAGCAGGCGGGCCAGCGCGAAATCCTCCCGCCCGGATGGGATTACAAGGTCAGCGTCCCCCAGCATCCAAACCGCGAAGTAACCGCGTTCAAGACCTCCATGAACAAGGACGTGGCTAGCGGGTTCGGCATCGAATACTCCAACGCCTTCAACGATTGGGCGGGGGTGTCTTTTTCGTCTGTGCGGCAGGGGACAATTTCAGAGCGCGACTGCTGGATCATGCTTCAGAACCAGATGATTGCCCAGAACAAGTCGCCCGTTTTCATGATGTGGCTCAAGTCGTTTCTGTCCCTTTCCATCTCCGGCAACTACCCGCAGGAGAAATACCCCAAGTTTTCAGAGCATGAGTTTCGCGGTCGGCGATGGATGTGGGTTGACCCGATGAAGGACATGCACGCCGCCAAGCTGGCGGTTGAAAACGGCTGGCGAACTGACAGCGACATCGCGGCAGACCTTGGCGGTGACTACGGGGACAACCTTGAAGTCAAGGAACGTGAAAAGGAAATGCGGAAGAAACACGGCATCGAAGACCCGCCAAAGGCCAACGGCCAGGCGGCAAGGCCGGAAGACGACGAGCCGGAACCCGAGCCGGTGAAAAAGGGAAAAGAGTAGCCATGAAAAAGAAAACCAAGCCGGGCGCGGAAGCCCCCGAGAAGCGCAGAGACCTCCAATACCGCGAGGCGTCTTTCGAGATTCGATCCGGTGAAGCGGAGGGCGCAGAGCCTACCGTTCACATGAGCGTGTCGAGCGAAGCCCCGGTCCTGACCTACGCCTACTACAACGGCGAATATCAGCGCGTGTGGGAGGTGCTGGATCACTCCCCTGGCAGCGTGGACATGAGCCGTTGCAAGGACGGGCTTGTGATTCTGGACCGCCACTACGGCGACCAGATCGGGCTCATGGCCGTTGACATTGCCGACCGCAAGATGGGTGGGCCGGTGGAATTTTGCACGGGCGAACGCGCCCAGGAAATCAAGCAGGACGCGGTGAAGAAACTGCGGCGTAACACATCGGTTGGCTACCGGGTGAACGCCGACAGCTACCGCCTCGACGGCGAAAAAGACGGAATCCCGGTGGTACGGGCAATGTCTTGGATGCCCTACGAGGCGAGCTTTGAGCCGGTTCCGGCTGACCCTGGCGTCGGCGTGGGCCGCGCTGAACAAGAGATCAAAGAAAACAACAACCCCCCGGCCATCGTTGCCGGAATGGAGACAAAGAAAATGAGTGAAAAACACGAACGCAAGCTGAGCGGCGACGATGTGGTGGAAATCTACCGCCTCGCCCGCGCCTTCAACATGGAGCCTGGCCTTGCCGATGAGCACGTCAAGAGCGACAAGTCCGTCGAGGACTTCCGCGCCCTGACGTTGAAGAAGGCGGAGGAAGACCGCAAGGAATCCGAGCGCAAGCTGGCCGAGGCTTCCAAGAAGCCCGACCGACCCGCGATCCGCGCCGATGCCGACGCCGCGCAGATTTTCTCCCCCGAGGAAAAGCGCACCATTGAAAAGCGGTTCAGCATTCTGAACGTTTTTCGCCACCTCGACGCCATCCGCACTGGTGCCAAGTCCCCCGTGGACATCGGCTACGAGCGCGAATTGAGCGACGAGATCGCCAAGCGCAGCGGCAAGCCCGCGCAGGGCTTCTACATCCCGCACAGCGCCCCCATCGGGATGCGTGCCGATCCGTTCCTGAAGACCTCCAACGGCTCCGCCTTTGTGGCGACGAACCTGCTCACCGGGCAGTTCATCGACGCGCTGCGGTCCAAGATGGTGCTGGCCCAAGCCGGCGTCACCACGCTTTCCGGCCTGACTGGCGACGTGGCGATCCCCAAGGGCGGCAGCGTCACCGGCGGATGGGTTGACGGCGAGAACGGCGCTGGCACTGAAGGCAAGCCCAGCGTGACGCAGGTCACCGGGACGCCCAAAACCGCCAGCGGCTGGACCGACATTTCGCGCCGCCTGATGCTCCAGTCGAGCATCGACGCCGAGGCGTTTGTCCAGAACGAGCTGATGAACACGCTGGCCCGGCTGATCGAAGTCGCGGCACTGGCCGGGACGAACGCGAACGGCCAGCCCAAGGGTCTGATTTCGCAGACCGGCGTGAACACCCCGACCGTGACGGCGAACGCCCCGACCCGTGCCCAGCTGTTGTCCATGGTCGAAAACATCATGACCGACAATGCCGACTTTGAAGGCATGAGCTGGATCATGCGGCCGACCGGTTGGGCGCTGCTGGCGAACATTCCCGACGGCATTCTGGAAAACCAGGCCGGGAACGAAAACGTTTCCACGTTCGGGTCCGGCTCGATTCTGAAGCCCGAGACTAAGACCATGCTGGGCTTCCCCTACCACGTTTCGATGAACTGCCCCAACCACGCCCTGTTCTTTGGCGCGTGGAGCCAGCTGGTCATCGGCCTGTGGAGCGGCGTGGATCTCACGGTCGATCCGTACACCAACAGCACGACCGGCGCGGTTCGGATCGTGGCCCTCCAGGACGCGGACATCATGTGCCGCCACGGGCAGGCGTTCAGCTACGCGGCCGCGCTGACTTCCTAGTCAACGAAACAACCGGAGAACAGACGAATGAAAAAGATTCTGACCGCCCTCGCCGTCGCGCTTGTCGCGTCTTGCGCATGGGCCGCGATGGACGCCTCAACCCTCAACACGGCCGTGGTTATTGAACCCGCCGCGCTTGCGGCAGGGGCGACCTCGACCAACACGGTGATCGACAAGAACAACCTCGGCGATGGGGTTGCCAACTTCGTCTTTTCCGTGGCGACGGTGACGAACGCCCTCGGTACGGGGACGTTCATCATTCAAACGGCGAACGCCTCCACCGGCACGTTTGCGTCCGTCAAGACGAACATCGTCACAGGGCTGACGAACGCTGCCGCGAAAGAGGCGGTTGCGTATGACCTGACGAGCGGAAAGCGGTACATCCGCGTTTTGGCGTCGGCGAATACCAACTCGGCGATTACGGTCGGCGGCGTGGTGCTGAGCTTCCCGTAAGTGGAGAAGGAAAACCGCATGGGCATCGGCTCCAAAGTGTTCGAGGCACAGTACGCAGCGCTGGCGGAAGCGCGGGCTCGTCTGCGTATCGGGCGCGACATCGTGGAGCGGTGCCTGTGCGGGTCTTTCCAGTCGGTGCAGACTGACACGGAAGAGGGCCAGTACAGCGCGCTGGTGGCCAGCGTGAAAATGAACGTTGCCGACTGGCCCGGAAAAGGGAAACCGGAGGGCGTCAAGGTAGACTTCGCCCGCGCCGGTAGCGATTTGTGGAAGCCGTGCCGCGTGGCGTCGGCATCAGAGACGGATGGCATTTACAGCCTCACCCTCGAAGCGGAGTTTGCGTAATGCCCCTGGCCACGTCAATCGAGTTTCCCCGCGCCGACGTGGACGCGCTGTTCCGGCAGATCGACCGGGCGCAGAAGGATTTGGGGCGGCACCTGATCCATGCCCTTAACTCTGCCGCCGTGTTCCTTTCCCGGTCTCTGTCAGCATCGACGAAAAAGGCACCGAAAAAACGCCGCGTCTACAAAACAACACTGGCCCGCATGGGGATGAAGGGGTGGAAGGGAAAGGCGGCGCGGAGGTATTTGGCGGAGGCGAAAAAAAAGGGAATATGGGGCGTCGACGTTTGGCGCAACGGGAAAAAGGAGTTTGTGCCGATTGGGAAGGGCGAAACCAGAACCGTTGAGGTGTTGTCAAAGCAAGGCGTTCGGCTGGTCAAAAACCTCAATTCCGGCAAGATCGTACACCATTCAAAGGCGGAACAGGAGTTTGACACGCAAACGCGGACTGGGGCTGCGCAGTCGAACCTCGTTAAAATTCGTGCGAGTGGGCTTGCAAAAACCACATGGGCCAGAATTACGCGAAATGTTGCCGGGACTGTTTCCCCCAACCTGTCCGGCGCTGCGGCAAACATTGTGGGCATTGCAAACAAAGCCGGGAAGTACACGAAGGGTAAAGACTTTGTGCGGATGGAAAACCGCCTGCGATATGCCCGGTCTGCCCTTGGTGAAAACATTAACAAGCCGATGAACGAGGCTATGTACCGGGCGGCTGAAGCAATGGAGGCGACAATCGACAAGCACCTTATTGAAAAAATCCAATCACGGGCCGCAACGAGGGTGTCCGCATGAACACCGCCGCCGCAATCGAGATCGCTGTTGCCGCCGTGTTGCGCCAGTTCGCCACGCTGGGCGAGGGCGTAGTGGTTCGCCCCTGGCAGTCGCTGGCATCCGACCCGACGTGGAAGGCCAGCAAGGACCGCTCGTTCCCGATGGTCAGCGTCCAATGCACCGCCCCCGCCACGGAAGACGGCAACCCGGCAATCCAGATCGCCACCTGCCGCGTCATCTGCGGGACGTGGAACGATGACGATCAAGACCATTCTCAGGTCCGCGCAATGTACGAGGAAGCCGAGCGGGTGTTGATGGAGTTGTTCGGGGCATTCCGCAAGGGCAACGAATCGGAGGAAGTTTACGCCGCATTCAAAACCGAACTGGAAGCCAACGCCAACGCTACCACGTTCGCCGATTGGGCGTTGCGCTGGGAGGGCGGGGACGCACCCATGAGTGGCGACGGGGCAAATTTCATGGGCGTGTCGATTGTCGTTCACTTTAGAAACCCTGCGTTCTGCTAACGGAGAAACAAAATGGAAAAAGAGATCGAAATGGAAAAAGGCGGGGCGCGGGTGTCCGTGCCGTCGAAGCGCGTTGGGGCTATGTCCCGGCGCGGGTGGAAAGAAGTCAAGGCGACGGCTGACAAGCCCGCCAAAGCGGCCGTAGCGGCCGAGAAGGAAGGGTAAAATGGCAGCTGTTTGGGGTGCTACTGAATTGGGACATGGTGTGCTTGTGGGCTGGGAAATCCAGAGCGTCACTGTTTCAGAAGAAAACAAGCGCGGAACCGCGCCCGATGAAATCGGGAACGAGGCAGCGTCAAAGCTGTATGATGACACGCAACAGGTGACGACGACCTACAAGGCGACGGGGAAAACCGCCCCGTCGATTCCTTCAAACATCGGCGCGGACATCAACGGAATCACCACCACGCAAATCAGCGTGTCCACCGATTCGGAAGACTTTGCCACGATGACGTTGACCGGCCACGTCCACACCGACGGGACGCACGGGACCTGCAAGACCGTTGCCCACGGCATGAAACTTGACCGTGGTTTTGGCGCGTCTGACTTCGGCGTGACTGGTGGTGAGTCTGTTCGTTCCAGCGAACTGACGATCACTTGTGAGCACGCCGAAGTTCCAAATGCGGAAGGCAACACCGCGGCCGGGGAAAACTACAACCCCCGAATCGAAATTTCCGTTAGGGTGCTGGGATCGTCTCCACGCCTGCCGGGAGGGTTCGACCGCATGACGGACGCGCTGGAGGGTGCCAGCGAAGACTTCCAATACACGACCATCTCTGGTGTCAAGCCGCTGGCGTTTGCCTAATCGGGGCCGCGATGCTGGTGGAGCGTCCAAAGGTCCGGGCCATTGTAGAGGCCGCAGTCGAAGAGATCGAGGCGGCGGGCGTTAAAGCGTCCGTCGCCGACATCCTTTGGCTGGCGCACCTTGCCGAGCGCAACTGCCAGCCGAACCGTGCTGACCCGATGGATGACTTTCACGTCCCCGTGCGGTGCGGAAGGGCAAAACTCCACCGCCTGA